CGGCCGCGGCGGCCGCGGTCGCCTCGCTGGTCACCGGGAAGGCCTGACGCATGGCGGCCGAGCTGCAGCTCTCGACGGCCCAGATGCTGGACATGATCCGGCAGATGGACCCGGCCGCGCGCGCCGAGCTGGACACCATCCTGTTGGCGGGCGACGCGCCTATCTGGGTGCCGCAGGACGGCCCGCAGCGCGCGGCGTACGAGTCCGAGGCCGACATCCTGTTCTATGGCGGCGCCGCCGGCGGCGGGAAGACCGACCTGCTGCTGGGCCTGTCGCTCACCTCGCAGCAGCACTCGATCATCTTCCGGCGCGAGGCCGTGCAGCTGGTCGGCATCGAGGAGCGGATGACCACCATCCTCGGCACGCGCAAGGGCTACAACAGCCAGGACGGCATCTGGCGCCTGCCGTTCAGCAAGGTGCTCGAGCTGGGCAGCGTGAAGGACCCGGGCGACTGGATCAAGTACCAGGGCCGCCCTCACGACGCCAAGCTGTTCGACGAGATCTGCCACTTCACGGAAGGGCAGTTCCGCGCGCTGATCGGCTGGCTGCGCTCCCATGACCCCAACGTGCGCCAGCGCGTGGTGTGCGCGGGCAACCCGCCGACCGGGCCCGAGGGCGAATGGGTGAAGCGCTACTGGGGCCCATGGCTCGAGCCCAGCCATCCCCGGCCGGCCAAGCCGGGCGAGCTGCGCTGGTTTGTGACCGACGAGAAGGGCGAAGACCTCGAGGTGGATGGTCCCGAGCCGGTGAAGGTCGGCGACGACATGATGACGCCGAAGAGCCGGACGTTCATCCCGTCGTCGGTCGAGGACAACATCTTCCTGCTGACCACCGGCTACAAGGCCGTGCTCCAGTCGATGCCCGAGCCTCTGCGCAGCCAGATGTTGCGCGGCGACTTCCAGGCCGGCGCGGCCGATCCGGCCTGGCAGGTCCTCCCCACCGAGTGGATCAAGGCCGCCCAGGCGCGCTGGAAGGCGCGGGACGCCAAGGGCCCGATGACCTCCATCGGCTTCGACCCGGCCCGCGGCGGCATCGACAAGTCCAGCGTGGCGCGCCGGCACGACACCTGGTTCGACCAGCTGGTGACCGCCCCGGGCATCGTCACGAAGGACGGGCCGACGGCCGCCGGGTTCGTGGTGCCGCTGGTGCGCGATGGCGCGTGCATCTGCGTGGACAGCATCGGCATCGGCTCGAGCGCGCTGGACTACCTAGTGGGCCTGAACCTCAACGTGCTTGGCGTGAACGGCTCGGAGGCCTCGGCCAGCGTCACGAAGGCCGGCAACCTGCGGTACCGCAACAAGCGCGCCGAGATGTATTGGCGCCTGCGCGAGGCGCTCGACCCGACCAACCCGAACCCCATCTCGCTCCCGCCCGACCCCGAGCTGCTGGCCGACCTCGCCGCGGTCCGCTACAAGGTCGTGACCATGGGCAAGGTCGCCGCCCTCCAGATGCGCGACAAGGACGAGATCCGCGAGGTGCTGGGCCGCAGCCCGGACAAGGGCGACGCCGTCGCCATGACCTTCATCAGCGGCATCCCCAAGCCGAACAGCCAACGCTCGAGCTACGAGCCCGCGCCCGCGCCCGACTGGCGCACATAGGACCGCCCCCATGTACATGACCGACGGCACGCCACCCGAGCGCAAGACCTTCGAGGCCGGCGAAGACCTCGCCATCTCGCTCACCGAGTACACCGACATCTGCGACGAGATCGAGCAGCAGCCCTTCTGGCGCGGCACCGCCGACAAGGAAATGGACTACGCCGACGGCAACCAGCTCGACTCCGAGCTGCTGCAGCGCCAGCGCGCGCTGGGCATCCCGCCCGCGGTGGAGAACCTGGTCAACCCGGCGCTGCTGTCGATCCAGGGCTACGAAGCGAAGACCCGGACCGACTGGCGCGTGACGCCGAACGGGCAGCCCGGTGGCCAGGACGTGGCCGACGGCCTGAACTTCAAGCTCAACGAGGCCGAGAAGCAGTCCAAGGCCGACCGCGCGTGCTCGGCCGCGTTCCGCCCGCAGATCGGCGTGGGCGTGGCGTGGGTGGAGGTCGCGCGCCAGGCCGACCCGTTCAGCTACCGGTACCGCTGCCGGTACATCCACCGCAACGAGATCCACTGGGACATGAAGGCCCAGGAGGACGACCTGAGCGACGCGCGCTGGCTGCGGCGCCAGCGCTGGCTGCGGCCGGACCGCATCGCCAAGACCTTCCCCAAGCATCGCGAGCTGATCGAGGCCTGCGGGCGCATGGGCTCGAACTGGTGGGGCATGCTGGGCCCGGAAGGGCTCGACGGTGGCATGTCCACTGGCCTGCGCAACAGCTGGGACGAGGCGCGCTCCTGGACGGTGCAGGAGGACCGTTGGTTCAACCCGACCAGCAAGGAGCTGTGCCTAGTCGAACTCTGGTACCGGCGCTGGGTCAGCGTGACGGTGCTCACCATGCCCGACGGCCGCGTGGTGGAGTACGACGAGGACAACATGGCGCACAACATCGCGATCGCGCGCGGCCACGCCGAGGTGTCGAAGGCGGTGGTGAGCCGCGTTCGACGTAGCTTCTGGCTGGGCCCGCACCTGCTGCACGATGGCCCCACGCCATACCCGCACCCGCACTTCCCCTACGCGCCGTTCATCGGCTTTCGCGAGGACGGCACGGGCAAGCCCTATGGCTACATCCGCGACATGATCTTCCCGCAGGACAGCCTGAACAGCGGAATCAGCAAGCTGCGTTGGGGTATGGGCGCGGTGCGCACCGAGCGCACCAAGGGCGCTGTGGCCATGTCCGATGCGCAGTTCCGCCAGCAGGTGGCGCGCGTCGACGCCGACATCCTGCTCGACCCCGAGGAGATGCAGAAGACGGGCGCGCGCTTCGAGGTCAAGCGCGACTACACGCTCACCGAGCAGCACTACAAGATGCTCGACGACAACCGCGCGACCATCCAGCGCGTGAGCGCGGTCACCTCGGGCTTCATGGGCAAGGAGGGCACGGCGCGCTCCGGCCTGCAGGAGCAGACCCAGGTGGAGCAGTCGAACCAGTCCCTCGGCGTCATGATGGACAACTTCCGCGCCGGCCGGAAGATGGTGGGCGAGCTGCTGCTGGCGCTCATCATCGAAGACCTCGGGCGTAAGGAAACGGTCATCGTCATCGAGGGTGATGCGGTGCGGGCCGACCGCTCCGTCACCATCAACAAGGTGGAGGAGGACCCGGACACCGGGCTGCCGTATCTCTCGAACGACGTGCAGCGCACGCGCCTGATGGTCGGTCTCGAGGAGGTGCCGAGCACAAACACCTACCGCGGCCAGCAGCTGAACGCGCTGTCGGAGGCCGTCAAGAGCCTGCCCGCGCAGTACCAGGCCGCGGCCATGCCGTTCCTGGCCAGCCTCATGGATGTGCCGTTCAAGCGCGACCTGGTGGAGGCGCTACGCGCGGCGGGCCGGCAGGCCTCGCCCGAGGAGGTCGAGAAGCAGGTGCAGGAGCGCGTGGCGCAAGAGGTCAAGCTGGCTGGCCTCGAGCTGAAGGCGCGCGAGCTGGACATGAAGGAGCGGCTCACCGAGGCCCAGATCAAGCAGCTGATGGCCCAGGCCGTGCAGACCGGCGTGCAGGCAGCCTTCGCGGCGATGCAGGGCGGCGCGCAGGTGGCGCAGATGCCGATGATCGCGCCGATCGCCGACGCGATCATGCAGGGCGCGGGCTACACGCGGCCCAGCCCGGGCGGCGACGACCCCAACTTCCCGACGCCGGCGCAGACCGCGGCCATGAACATCAAGGACCCGTACATCCAAGGGCAGGGCGGCGCGGGGGTGGTGGCGCCGGCGGCGCAGCAGGAAGCAGCGGCCGAGCCACCGGTGCGCGAGAACACCAGCCCGACCTTCCCCCCGCGGCCGCGCGCTGGCGGCGAGGGCATGGATGGTATCGAAACGGCCCGGACCACGGACAACATCGCGGCGTGATTGCCGCGACCTCGCTCCAGGTACTACGGCGTGGACTTAATGAGTTCCCCAAGCAGGCTCAGGAACCAACTGCCGGCCTGCCCGAGCGCGAAGATTACCAGCGCGCCGATCATTGCCTGACCGAACCAATGCAGACTTCGATTTTGCTTATGGAATTTGATGTTTGGAAACGCCAATGCGATCCACCTCATAACCTGCCCATGGAGGAATAGCCAAATCGGCAAATAAAGAAATAGCAGGATGATAAATCCGATGATGACCGGACTATCCACGGCGAGGCGGGGCGCAATTTTCACCGCTAGCCAGAGGCTTAGGGCAAGAATCACAGCCTGTCCGAGGACGTAAACAGCAAATGGTGTCCAAGGCGTTCTAATCAGACGATTCTTGTTTTTGCACTTAGTCAAATACTCGTCGATCGCAGTGAACGAGCCGTCCATCCATTCTTTGCTATCAGAGGAAGATACGAGCCAGCACTGTTCATCTGCCAAATCGAGCTTGAGTTCGACATACGTGCCACGCAGCCTGTTGGAATTTAGACTTTCAAACGATTCGGTCGCAAATACCAGGCGCTCTACTTTTGTAGCCTGACGCCAATAGGTGAGCACATCGTCGGTGGAATAGGCCTTGTACCCTCGATTGTCAAACCTGATCACAAAGTGTGCGCCTTTGATTTCGGGTTCATTCGGCTTATCTCGGGTGGCGCTTACGACATTCATTCTCTGGAAAAAAATGTCGCATAGCTCGCGAACATCTTCTTCAGTAATGGTGAGAGAACCAATTCTCTTGTCTCGCAGGTAGTGAGCCATTTTTATGACTTGGATGGATTTCGCGAAGCATACGTTAGACCGCGCCCTTGCGCCCCCCCTGTAGGGTTCGGCGCGCGAGCCTTGCCGCCTGACGATTCTCCCGTCAGTGCGTAGCGGCCGGACCTTCAAAACAGAGCCCTGTGCTCTGGCATCCCACCCCGCAAGGGGAACGGCCGCTACCGGGGATGCCAGAGCGCAGGGCTTTTGCATGGAGGTGCAGCATGGATTTGGACAAGGTCGAGCAGCGCGTGAACGAGGTCATCAACGGTGCCATGAGCAAGGCATTCGAGAAGCGCGATGCCGTGATGCGCGAGCTGGAAAGGGCGCGACAGCAGGCGAGCGGGTTGGCCGAGGGTATTAACGCGGCGCGCAGCAAGATCGAGGAGGTGGAGAGATCTGCGGCCGCGCAGGCGAAGGCCGTCAAGAAGGCAGTCACCCAGCTCGAGGTGGATGCCAATACCGTGATCCGCCTTCTGGCCACGCACGCCGGTGTGGCCGAGCAGCTCGGCCAGCTGGTCGGCAAGCTCGTGCGGATCAAGGGCGGCGCGCAGCAGATGGTGGCCGCAGGCCTCTCGGAGGACAGCGGTGCCATGCGCTGCTTCTACGAGCGGCGTTCCGCCACGGGAACCGAGATCGTCGACATCGAACTCCCCTGGGAAGCGCTCGAGCTGGTCGCTCCCGCGTCGAAGCGTCGGAGCAGCCAGGCATGACGAGGGAGCCGCACTACTTCGTGCCGGCGTGGGCCGTACCCGCGCTGACGGCCTACCACGGCGGCACGCTGCCCGACTACTACCAGGTCCTGCAGGACCTGCCACGGCATGGCGGCATCGCCCCGCGCGAGTACAGCGTCGCGCGCGCCGAGTTCCGCGCCGTGCCGCGCCCGCTCTTCATCTGCATGCACGCGGCAACCCGCGAGCACGACCCTTTCCCCGCCGCGCCCCAGGCGCACACGTGGACCTTCGCCGCTGCGCTGCTGATGTGCATGCAGACGCTCGATCGCATGGCCCGCGCTTCCGTTTCCACCACCACCCAAGGAGCAATCCCATGAGCACCCCCAAGCCCTTCATCGCACCGACCATCGGGCGAGTCGTCTGGTTCCATCCCTTCGCGAACTCCGGCGAGTCCGGTTTCGTGACGCACTCCGACGGAATCAAAGCCCGCGGCACCGCGCAGCCCTATGCCGCCATCGTCGCGCACGTCTGGAGCGATTCCATGGTCAACCTGACGGTGTTCGACGCCAATGGCAATGCGCACAGCCGCACGAGCGTCGAGCTGCTGCAGGATGCGACAGCCGAGCGCGTCGCCGCGGGCGGCTTTTGCACCTGGATGCCGTTCCAGAAGGGGCAGGCCACGCGACAGGATGCAGCCGCACCGGTTGTGATGGTCGGCCTACCCCTGCGCGACGACATGACGGGTGCGGCCGATGCTGTCTGCGCCGCGGCTGGCTACGCGCCCCCTCGCTGCGACTTCGGCGACGCCATCCGCCACCTCAAGGCCGGGCGCCGCGTGGCGCGCGCGGGCTGGAACGGAAAGGGCATGTGGCTAGCCCTGAGCTGCGACGGCTCGCGCGAGGTGCCGGCCGCAAACTTCTGGGCGCCGGCAAATCGGAAGTGGGCTGAGCAGCAGCCGAGCGGCACGGCCATGGTGCTGCCGTCCATCACGATGAAGACCGCCACCGGCGAGATCTTGATGGGCTGGCTCGCATCGCAGACCGACATGCTGGCCGACGACTGGGCGGTGGTCTCGTGAGCACGGTCACCGAGGCCGAGCTGGCGGCGAAGGCAGTGGCGCCGCGCGTCACGTCCGAGGACATCGAGGCCGCGATCGTGCGGGAGTACTACTTCACCGCGGACGAGGGCATCTACGGCCACGAGGTGCTGATCGGCGACAGCGTCTCTACGCCCGAGCCGCACGGGCCGCTCGGCAGGGTCACCATCTGCGTGCTGGAGCTGCGCAATGGCACCACGATCGTCGGCGTGAACGAGGGCCCGGTGTCCGCTGCGAACTTCGACGCCGGCGTCGGGCGCCGCTACGCGCGAGAGAAGGCCATCGACCAGGTCTGGCCGCTGCTGGGCTACGAGCTGCGCAGCAGACTGGTCGAGGCACGGGCGTGACAACGTGCATATCCAGCAGCGCGGTGTCTCCCAGTGCCGTGCAGCTCCTGGAATCGATGCAGCGACTGCTGGAATCGCTGCCGCCCGAGCCGCTGGCCGAGTTCATGCGATCGAAGGGCATGCCACCCGAGCGCGGCTTCATCCTAGTGTTGCCTGAACGCATTCGCGGGGAGCTGCTGTTCCCTCCGTCCTATGTGCGCTTCAGCAAGGCTGCCAGCGCGCCGCTCATCTTCCAAGGCCAGATGTTCAACCCCCTGTAGGGTTTCCCGATGCACGTTGCCCTCGGCAAAGTGCGTTCAAGCGTGAAGCGAAAGCAGATCGTGACGTAGCCCGCTCGTGAGAGCCGGCGCCTACCTCGAAAGAGCGCGAGGCAATTCCCCCAGCTGGAGGTGTACCGGGTAGGGCTTCGGCCCTGCCCAGTGCTCCGAATGCGGATGTCCATTGCGGCCACGGCGACATGTGGCGGGACAGGCATGACGACCACAGCACAAGACGAGTTCCTGAACACCCACGCCGACAGCGGCGTTCTCACCCCCGAACAGGCGGCCCAGCTCCTCGAGCTTGGCGAACAGGGCGATACCGGCAAGCAGCCGGAACAAGCAGTGGTGCCCGACGCTGCAGCCGAAGGTGGTGGCGAGAAGCCGGAAGGCGAAGCCAAGGACGCGAAGACCGAACCGAACGACAAGCCGCAGGGCGAAGCAGCACCCGCGACCGACGACGAGCCGAAAGACCCGTCCAAGGCCGTGATCCTGGCGAAGGATGGTGTCCACACCATCGAGTTCCAGAAGCTGGTCGACGCCCGCGAAGACGCGAAGCAGTGGCGCACGCGCGCCGAGGCTGCGCAGCACGAACTGGATGCCCTCAAGGCACAGGCCGAGCAGCGTGCCGCGGCGGGCGAGGCCCCGACGAAGGTCGACAAGCAGGTCGAGGTGGCGCAGGCCGCGATCGACCAGGGCGCCGACCCGTCGCTCTTCGGGGACTTCTCCGAAGAGGCCCTGGCCAAGGGCATCGACGCGATCGTGGAACAGCGCGTGAACGCTCGCCTCGCGGCGGCGGTGGATGCGAAGGTGGAAGCGGCCCTCAAGCCTTTCCAGCAACAGCAGGCCGCCACCGCGCACGACGAGCACCTGCGCGCGATCTACGCGAAGCACCCCGATGCCGACTCCATCGCCGAGAGCAAGGAACTCGGCGACTGGATCGCCAAGCAGCCCAGCTTCGTGCAGGCCGGCTATCGCGACGTGCTCGCCAAGGGCGGCACCGCGGCCGTGATCGAGCTGTTCGATGCGTTCAAGGCCGACAAGCAAGGAACTCAGGCCGCGGCCGACGCGACGCCCGCGGGTGTCGTGAAGGCGCAGGCCAAGGCAGCGATCGCTGCGGCGGCAGAGAAGGTCCCCAACAGCCTCTCGGACATCCCGGGCGGCCGTTCCGGTCCCTCGAACCCGGACGAAGCGATCGCTTCCCTGAGCGGCCCCGACATGGCCGAGCGCATGGCTTCCATGACGCCCGCCCAGATCGAGGCTTACCTGAATCGGCACATCTGATTGCCAAGGCATCGCCGGGATGGCGACGCCGCTCCCATTGAAGGAGGTCCACCGTGACCGCGACGAAGACGCATACGCCGTATGGCGACAAGACCGCCATGGTGCAGCAGGCCGTCGGCCTGTTCGCCATGCACAACCAGCGCAATGGCACCTGGCGCAACCTCACCGGTGCGATGCCCAAGGGCACCGCCGGCGCGACCGCCACGATCCGCAAGCAGTCCACCCAGCACATGCCCGTCGTGCGCTGCCAGGACCTCGGCAAGCAGAAGGGCGACGAGGTCACCTTCCACCTGCTGAACCCCGTCGGTGCGAAGCCCATCATGGGCTCGCGCTACGCCGAGGGCCGCGGCGTCGGCATGAAGCTGTCGGAAGACCGCCTGCGCGTCAACCAGGCGCGCTTCCCGATCGACCTCGGCGACACGATGACCACGATCCGCAGCCCGGCCGACTTCCGCGCGCTGGGCCGGCCCGTGGCCTCGAGCCTGATGGACAAGTACGTGGACCAGTCGCTGCTGGCCCACACGGCCGGTGCCCGCGGCTTCCAGAACAACATCGAGTGGGTCGTGCCCACCGAGGCCGACCCCGACTTCGCCGAGATCATGGTGAACCCGGTCAAGGCGCCGACCAAAAACCGCCACTTCATCGCCGACGCCGGCGCCATCAAGCCCTTCGCGGTCAACGCAGGCGAGGTGGACCTGGGCACCACCGACCTGCTGAAGATGGACACGGTCGACGCGATCCGCACCTACGTGGAGCAGATCCCGCTGCCGCCGCCCGTCGTGAAGTTCGAGGGCGACCCCGCCGCCGACGACAGCCCGCTGCGCGTGCTGCTGGTGTCGCCGGCGCAGTACAGCGCCTTCGCCACCGATCCGAGCTTCCGCCAGTTCCAGGCCTCGGCGCTGGCGCGCGCATCGCGCATGAGCAACCACCCGCTGTTCACCGGCGACGTGGGCCTGTGGAACGGCATCCTGATCGTGAAGCAGAGCCGCCCCATCCGCTTCTACGCGGGCGACACGATCCGCTACTGCGCGGCCTTCGACAGCGAGGTGGAGAGCACCTGCGTGGTGCCGGCCGGATTCGGCACGAACTTCGCGGTGGACCGCGCCATCCTGCTGGGCGGCCAGGTCGTTGCCGAGGCGCTGGCCAGCGCCGGCGAGGAGCGCGGCGGCATCCCGTTCTTCTGGTCCGAGAAGAAGCTGGACCACGACGACAAGGCCGAGCTGCTGATCGGCGCCATCCGCGGCGTCTCGAAGATCCGCTTCGAGGTCGACACGGGCTCGGGCAAGCAGTTCACCGACTACGGCGTGACCATCATCGACACCGCGGTGCCGATCATCGGAGCCCGCCAGTAATCGCCACGGGCCGGAGCAATCCGGCCCGCTCGCTCCCACCCCAATTTTTCTTCAGGAGGCCGAGATGGCAACCGTCAAGATCAACCAGTTCCGCACGCGCCAGTTCGGCGGCGTGTCCCCGTTCGGCAACGTCACCTCGCTGCTGTTCGTCCTCGCCACGCTGGCCAACGGCTCGGTGAGCAATTCCGATTCCGCGGTCGCGCTCGCAGCTGGCGACGTGGTCGACCTCGGTCCGCTGCCCGAAGGCATGCGGCTCGAGGATGCCAGCGTGTTCGTCACCACCGGCATGACCGCAACCATCACCGGCTCGCTGGGCTTCAAGTACGAGGACGGCGTCGACGATGCCGCGGTACCCCAGGACGCGGCCTATTTCGGTTCGGGCATCGACCTGGCCGCGGCCGGCCGCAAGCGTGCCACCGGCTCCAAGCTGGTCCGCCTGCCGAAGCCCGCGCGCCTGATCCTCACCACGGCCGTCGCGGCCAACGCCAAGGCCAGCGACGTGAAGGTGATCGTCCAGGGCGAGCTGACCGGTCCGGCCTGAGCCGCGTAGGTCCGTAGGGGAGGGCCTCGGCCCTCCCTTTCCACATCCACGACGCACAGGAGCGCTCAATGCCCAAGACCATCGTCACCACGCAGGTGCAATACATCGGCCGGCGACCCGATTTTACCGATCGCCTCTACGGCTCGGGTCTGACCTTCGACCTGGGCCAGACCCGCGAGGTGCCGTCCGAGATCGCGCGCAAGTTGCTGCGCCACGCCGACCAGTTCCGCTCGCCGCCGCCGCAGGTGGAGGAGGCCGACGAGGAACGCGGCGAACCCGACCAGGATGCCGATTCCGATCAGCCCGCCGACGACACCGCCGAGCAGCTCGCGAACGCGCAGAAAGAGCGCGACGAGAAGCAGCGCGCGGAAACGCTGCTGCAGGACATGCGCGACCAGGTCAACGCGATGACCGAGAAGGACGCGCTGAAGGACTTCGCGCAGCAGAAGTACCAGCAAGCCATCTCCAAGACGCTGAGTGTCGAGAACATGAAGCTGAAGGTGCTGGGCCTGATCGACGAATTCGGGCTGGTATGAAGCTGCAGCTGCAGGAACTGAACCGCCGCTTCCGCGTGCGCGCCCGCGACCTGGTCGAGCCGTTCCTGTGGGCAGACGAGGACGTGGAGGGTTGGTTCAACGACGCCGAGCAGCAGGCTGCCATCCGAGGGCGGTTGCTGCCCGAAGACGCGGAGCCGACCGTGTGCTCCATCTCGCTGCAGGTCGGACAGGCCTCCTATGCGCTGCACGGCAGCGTGTTCGAGATCATCGTCCTGCGCCTCCTTCCTGCGGGTGGCGGCCGGCCGCGCGAGATCGAGCTGAGGTCGAGGGAGTGGCTGGACGCGCGCGTGCCAGGGTGGCGCGAGTGCACCGAGCCTGCGCGCTACGCGATCCAGAACGAAACGAGCCTGCGGGTTGTCGGCGGCTTCGGCGCCGGGGACACGCTGGCGCTGGAGTGCTACCGGCTGCCACTGCGGCCCATGGCGCAGCCGACCGACGCGCCCGAGATCCACGAGGCGCATCACGACCACCTGGTGGACTGGGTGCTCTACCGAGCGTTCAGCATCCCGGACGCCGACACCTTCGACCCGCAGCGATCGACGCAGGCGGAGCTGGACTTCACGAAGTACTTCGGAAAGCTCCCCGACAGCAATCTCCGCCGCGATACCCGGCACGACCAGCACCAGCACAACGTGGTGTTTTGGGGCTGAGCATGCGCGACGTCAACTTCACCTCACTGGCGCGCGGCATCAACAACCGGCGCGAGGCCACGCGGCTGGCCGATGGCGGCGAGGGCGCCACGTTTCTCTACGGCGCCGACAACGTCGACATCGATGCCCAGGGCTACGTGAAGCGCCGGGTCGGCGCGACGCGCGCGCTGGCCGGTGCGTGGCGTAGCGTCTGGGACTGCGACGGCAAGTTCGGCTTCGCCGTCGTCGACGACGTGCTCACCAGGCTCGAGCCGAACGGGGCAGGGCTGGACCAGGCGGCGGTACGCGCGGGCATGCCGCGCGCCGACGTGTCGTACTCGCTGGGCGCCGACGGCGCGGTCTACTGGACCAACGGCACCGAGATCCGGCGCGTGCTCGAGCGCGAGGACCGCGCGATCGCGA